CTGAAGTCTATTTGCACATCCAACCACGCGGTCCGGTATACGGTCTCATTGACGGAGTCAATGACCCGTTGCGGTATCTCCAGGATTAGTCCCGGATGCACCGTCACCCGGTTACCACTGTGAGGGGATGCTCCATAGTGTTCCCTATCCCGATAGACGGTCGCTAGTCGCTTAGCCTTCTCAACGAGAGGCTTAAGTTGTTCACAACGCTCCAGTAAGGACTTTTGTTCTTGCTGAAGTATAGTATCTAAAAGGTCGGAAACTGTCCGGTCCGTGGACTGGTATGAAGATCCAAGGGATCTCATAGTCAGCCATGGCTTTAAACCAACGAACTTCGGTCCTCCAGGACCATAGAAGGAAGTTAGGTAATATCTGACCCGAGAATTCATTCTAGATAGAATAGAATTCAGGGACCCTTTCACCTTGTACCCATATCCCAGTACTGAGAGCAACGCTCCTATACTATTCAATGAGTACTTCCGGGCAAGCTCCATCAACGCCGCGACATTATGTTGCGCGACTAGGAGTTCCGCCATTGGAACCATGGAAACATCGTTCCCTTGGTAGAAAGTCCGCTTTGCGAACTCCAATGCCAGTCCCGAAACGGATACGAGGGATTTGTGAAATGAGATGGAAACGTCGATTTCTCGCATAATTTCCAAATATTCGTCAGCTACCTCGGTTCCTCCTATCACTACGTCATCTCCCAAGATGGCATAGTGCAAGTACCATTCGCCCGGCCGGATTACTCCGGCCCTTAGGGCAGACCACTGAACCAATGCGTGATGGGTTAATGCCAGCATGGCCCACGAAGAAAGGGCCCCCATGGGTTGACCCGCAGCGTATTTCACCGCTCCGGCTGTCAATTTCCAATCGGAATTTGAACCGTGAATATATTTTCTATCAACTAGGAGTCTACCCCACACTTCTGCCAACCTAATTCCTAAGAATGGTGTCAGAAGTGCCTTCTGTAGCTCAAGCGGGATACGGTCGGTCGCCGATGATAAATC